TACACAGAGTGGTGAGTCTGCAGAAATTACTGTTAATATTTCACTTAACAGAGCAACAGGACACGACTTTAGTAACATTGGTACTGGTGGATTTAACACAAGTAACTATCCAAACATTATCTTTGGGCAGCCTGCAGAAGCAAAAGCTGAAGCATACACTAACGAAGACATTGCTGAAAAATCTCAAGTTTGGGAAAGAGGTAAAGGGCGTGTGTTTGTTATGTCAACAGACGAAGACGGATTCTTTAGAGTTGGTAAGTTCTTTGAAGTTGACCAAGGTACTGGTACAGTTAAGTTTGCGGCGCAAATTAATATCTCAGGACTAGACGGACTTGGATTTAGAGACGGTGAAACAATTAATAAATTCACTGGCGATAGCGGTATGTCACCAATTGATAATAGTACTGTTCCAACATCATATGCTGTTGAACAATACCTAGACAGACGTTTAGGCTTTGATAGAAATATGACTGCTAAGACAGCAATGTTAGGTGACGGTTTCCTACCACAAAAGAATCCACTACTTACACAAACACTTGATGCAAACGGCAATCCTGATCATACTCTTAATATGGTTAGTGGTCGAGTTGTTCAATTAGGCGATCCAGTTCAAGACTTAGATGCTGCTAACAAACAGTATGTTGATAAGCGTGTTTTTGCTAACGATGAAATTCAAGAACTTAGAGATATCGAACTTAACAATACTGGTTTTGAAAACGAGTATGGTAAAAACGATATGATGGTTCTTACTGGTAACAAGCGTGTTTATGTTAAACAAACAACTGGTAATCCAGATGATTGGAGAGTTGGACAGTTAATTACAGGTGTTGCAACAGATACAGCAGCATATATTGAAGACTTAGAATCTAAGACACTTGATAATGGAGAAGAAATTTGGATACTAGTTTACAGCCCATTAGAAATTACAAGTATAACAACTAGTGGTACTAACGGCAATCTTGATGCACAAAGAGGCTATAAACTTGTACAGTTGAATAGTGGTGCAACTGGTGAGATATTATGGTCACAAGGTCAAAGTACTACTAACGAATCAAGATCCAAAACACAAGGTAACCAGTTTAAATTAATTAATGTTACTGGCACATTTACTACAAATACAGCTGATACACTTTCTGTTTTAAACTTAGTAGATGCTGATGCAACTGAGACAGCTAGTATATATCCATTAGCTGTTACAGTTCAAGGGTTGCAAGATTTTGACAACGAGAAAATTGAAGACACTAATGGTGCATATGGTGATACTACAGGTGGCTTTGACGGTGCTCCAGTTACTACAACATTAGAATTTGCCAACGCAAGTGAAGCAAATAGTACAGCTAATGACGGTGCTCCAGGTACTGCAACAAGAAGTGATATTAACATTGAAGTTGAAAGAGTACGAGCAACACAAAATAATACTACTGGTGACATTACTGATCCAGGAAGTGTTAAAGTTAACTTACAGTTACAAGATGAAGCAGTTATAAACACTGACGTTAATACTTCAGCAGATATTCAACAAAGTAAGTTGTTGATGAGTAACGCTCCGATACTTGCAAACTCAGACTCACTAGACGATGGAAGTACAGCAGGACAACGTACAAAACAAGCAAATCAAGGTTTAGCAGCATTTGACTCAAGTGCGTTTGCTGAAGATCAAGTATGGACTTTAATTGGTACTGATGCGCAAGCATTTGTATCAGCATTATCAGTTGATGACATTATTACACAGAACAGTGGTACTAAAGTTGCATATGTAGATGCGATTATTAACAGTTCTAATCCATATCAAATTAGAGTAAGAACTGCAAGTAGTTTTGTAATTGGTAACGCAGGTGTAAACAGACTTACAAGAATTACTGTAAACGAAGGTGATTATACTAAAAATGCATCAGCACAGAGCTTAACAACAGTTAGTGCAGTTTTAAATACTGGCTTTATTAATATTAAAGACAGAGGTATTACTTTTGATAAGATACAAGATTTACCAGAAAAAACTGTAATTGGTCGTGCTGATATTGACTTTGACGGTGACAATGAAGGTGCTGGCGAAAACGGTATTACAAGAGCAATTCCGTTTAGTCAAATTGTTGACGAAGGTGGCGCACTACAAGATAAAGACTTTGCTGACAGTCAGTTAGTAAAGATTGCTGGTACAATTATTACAACTGCTGGTGAACTTACTATTGATGCTGCATCAAGTCCAATTATTACACAGGTTGGTAATACTGGTGCAGAAGGTACTTTACAAGGTGATGTTAATTCAGAAAACAAAGTAGTACTAGTTAGTGTAACTGCAACAGCATTTAATACTACAGGCCAACTACAGATAAAGAACGGTAGTGCATTAGGCGTAGCTAGTGTTCCAACTAGTGTTGTGTCTTCACAGAACTTACTAGGTAATGCACTAACTAAAATTGCTGATGGTATATACGGTGTCACTCCAATTACTAATGTTGGTGCAGATGATAGTCTTGTTAGAACACTACAAACAGGTGATACATATGCTACTATTGATACCAATCTTGATATTGGTGGTTGGATTGATGTTAGAGGTTTAATTGTAGACGGTCGACGTGCTATTGACTTTAACCCAAGTACTTCACAGTTAGAAATTTGGACACCAGGTGATCAACTTTCATTAACAATAGAAGGGTCAACGCCAGGAGCTGGACAATCTGTCAAGCATAACATTAAAGCACCTACATCAAGTTTACAACTTGGTAGTACACTTGTTAATAAGAGTGAAGTTGACTATGCAGGGTTTGCAAGTGACTTTATGGCTAACAGTGGTATAGATAAAGATGAGCCGTATTTAAATACTCCTTGGCTGTTTACAAATTATATCCAAGCGCCAGGAGACCTGGGCCAACTAGGTACAGGTATTTCAATTGGTGCAGGTGGTAGACATACTGGTGCTGATGAAATTGCACTTGTAGTTAACGGTGACGGGACTAATAGTGTTCTTATTAAGTATGCACAAATTACACTAGGTGTAAACGGTGCGATTCGTCAAACTATTGCAGACGGTACAACTACTATTAATAATAGTTTAAATGTTAATACTGGTGCTAATACTAAGTTTAGTGTTGCCAATGCTACAGGTAATACAAGAGTATACGGTACATTCCGCGCAGACGGTGCTACTACATTAAACGGTAATGTTACATTAGGTAATGCTGCCGCTGACACTGTAATATTTACAGCTGATGTTGCATCAGCTATAATACCAAGTGCAGATGACACTTACGATTTAGGTGCTAGTGGTAGTGCTTGGCAAGATTTATACTTACACGAAAGTATTATATTCGAAGGTGTAACAGGCGAAGGCGAAATTGTAGTTCCAACTAACCTAGCAGATGCATTAAGCATCAAAGATAGTGCAGGCGACTTAATTGTATTAACAACTACAACAAATGGGCGACGTGTAACTGTTACACCAAACACTACTATTACTGGTACACTTGATGTTACAGGCGCAGTAAACTTAAACAACGCTACAGCTAGTTCAAGTACTGCTACTGGTGCATTGATTGTAGACGGCGGCGTAGGTATTGCTGGAAACACACACATTGGCGGTACACTGAACGTAACTAGTACAATTACTGGTAGTGTAACTGGCAACATCACTGGACAAGTAACTGACATATCAAACCACGATACTGCTGATTTAAGTGAAGGTACAAACCTTTATCATACAACAGCAAGAGCAAGAGCTGCTATAAGTGCAACTGGTTCATTGACATATACTGAGTCAACTGGAGTTATGACATATACTGAACGTACTGATGCAACCATACGTGGATTGATTAGTGCAAGTGGTGATATATCATACAACAATACAACTGGTATTATTAGTTATACTGACCCATCACCTAGAACTGATGCTGTCATACGTGGATTGATTAGTGCAACTGGCGATATAGCATATGACGCAGCAACTGGTGTTATTAGTTACACAGATTCAGATAGAAGTGATGCAACAATTAGAGGTTTGTTGAGTGCTGCAAATTCCGGCACCGGATATGGTAGTCTATCATATGTTGCAGCAACTGGTGTGTTTACTTTTGCAAAAGTAACTTCAGCTAATATTAGAGCTCAATTTAGTGCTAGTACAGGTATTCAAATTAGTGCTGCTGGTGCGATATCGGCCACTGGTGCAGGTACAGCAGCTAGTGCATCAGCAATAACTACAACTAATGCTAATGCAGCCAGTGCAAGTACTTGGTACCCTACATTTGTTGACGGAGCTGGTGCTACTAAAGCAATGCAAGTTGATACTAATGCTGCAACCGGACTAAGTTATGTTCCTAGTAGTTCAACACTAAAGGCAAGTGTCTTTAGTGGTACAGCAACGCAAGCAAACTATGCGGATTTGGCGGAGAAATATGTTGCAGATATTGCATACGAGCCAGGCACAGTATTAGTATTTGGTGGTGACAACGAAGTTACAATTTGTGCAGAAAAAGGTGATCGTAAGGTTGCTGGTATTGTGTCAACAGATCCAGCTTACTTAATGAACAATGCACTAGAAGGTGACACTGTTGTACCATTAGCACTAACAGGGCGTGTGCCGTGTAATGTAATTGGTACAGTTGCTAAAGGCGATATGCTTGTAACTAGTGCTGTTCCTGGATATGCTATTGTAAATAATGATCCTAAACTAGGTACAGTACTTGGTAAAGCAGTAGGCACAAAAGATACCGAAGGCAGAGGTGTTGTTGAAGTCGTTGTAGGGCGTATGTAATAAATACAGTATAGGAGACAAGTATATGGCGATTCAAACAATAAACCTTGGCAGTGTAGCAAACGACGGCACAGGTGATGATCTAAGAGAAGCGTTTGAAAAGATAGTTTTTAATTTTGACGACCTTGACAATCGTACACCTGAAGCAACTACAGTAGTTAATTTAGGAACTGGTGAGGGGCTGTTTTCAAACAAAAGTGATGCAGAACTAAGATTCAAATCATTAGTAGGCGGAAACAATGTTACCCTTTCGTCTGACACAAACGAACTCACTGTTAACGTTGATGCTGGGGTTACTCAGTTTGATGTTGCAGCTGATACTGGTAGTGTCACTATTACAGAAAATGCTACACTAACTATAGCCGGCGGAACCCTTATAAGCACATCTAGAGCTGGTAATATTATTACTGTAAACTCTAGTGCGTTAAGTAAGGTTGAAGACGACCCTGCACCAAAGTTAGCAGCAGGATTAAATGCTGATGGAAACAATTTGGGCAACGTTGGATTAATAAATGCAACAACAGTAACAGCAAATTTTAACGGAAACCTTACAGGAAATGTACACGGTATTGACGTACGAGATCTTAATTATTATAGGCAGAGCGAAAATAGTTGGGACTTTAGCAGCATTGCACCTGTAGCAGTAACAACGTTATGGGACTTCTTATTTGCTACTAATGACGTTGATTTTGGCAGCATTGCCGGTAATAACCTTAATGTAAGTTTAGATCTTGGCACTATCAACATCTAATTTTTCGATAAATATTGCTATATAAAGGAATTCGTGTATGGCATTATGGACCGCATCTAATAACTTACTACTTCGACAAATTGAAGAAGGTAAAACTCTTAGAGAACCAACTGAAGGTGAATCTCGAGCAGCCAATCTTCAACCAATTGATCTCGATGTTGTATCAGGCTCCGCTTTAAAAATAATTGGCGGCACGCTTCCTCCTGGGTTAAGAATTGTAGATCAAAAAATACAAGGAACACCTTTTGAGGTTGCACGAGAAACAGAATTTAAATTCGTAGTTAGGGCAAGCAAAGATAGCGAAATAGATGATCGAACATTTAGAATAAACGTTATTGGTGCAGACTTGCCTGTATGGGGAACAAGTGCTGGTTCATTGCCAATCGGTAAGAACGACACATATTATATACTTGACAATAGTCCAATTGACTTTCAATTAATAGCAACTGACAACGACATTGCAGCAGGACAAACATTAGAATATTTTGTTGCGAGTGGCGACGGTGAACTTCCGCCAGGCATACAACTTACTAGAGACGGACGAATAGTAGGTGTTGTAGATCCTGTTCTTGCAATTGATACACTTGCAAATAGCGGATACTACGATTCAAACGCTTATGGTGAATATCCTTTTGATTTTGGTGTAAGAAGTGCTAATGGTTACGACAGCTTTTTTTACGATATTAAATTTTATGACAAAAGTATTGCTACTAAATCACCTAAGAAATTAAACAGAAACTATCAATTCCGTGTTAGTGTCAGTGACGGTGATACAATTGAAAAAAGGTTGTTTAGAATATTTGTTGTAGGAGACGACTTCCTACGTGCAGATAATACTATTATGCAATCAGGCAATACATTATTTGGTGCCGATGCTTCTCATATTAGAACTCCAATATGGTTAACTCCTGCAGATTTAGGATACAGACGAGCTGACAACTATGTTACTCTGTATATGGATATAATTGATGCTTCTGATATTGTAGGATTTGTAAATTATACCCTTGAAGATTTTAATGACGATGGCAGTGAAAGTAGTATACCTCCAGGAATAGATCTAGATCCCGGCAGTGGCGAATTAGCTGGTGTTGTACCATATCAGCCTAGTGTTACTAAAGAATATAAGTTTACTGTACGTGCTACTCGATACGTAGGTCCTGCTACTAATACTGCACAGATTAATTTTACAACATACGAAGAAACATTTGCTCAAACAAGAACACCAGCTGTTAAAATAATAAGAAACAACTTGTACGAAATTTTAACTGTTGAAAATACAGACTTTACAACAATAGGTGCTCCTAATAATACTGTTGGAACACAATTTAGAGCATCGGGTGCAACTTCAGGAAAAGGTACTGTTAAACAAGCATCAGGCCCATACAAGTTAAAAATTAATAAAAAATCTAATATTGAAGTATTGCTAGACCAAACCTTTAATATTAAAGGTACAATATTTAAAATTACAGCAATTAATAATAAAAATCCATTATACGATGTACTAACACTTTCTAAGCCTTTAGATGCATACTTAAAGAAAGACGAAACGTTTACTAAAACAATAGTAACTGCAACAGTAGATACAAACTCTGCATTTAAAAATAAAACATTCACTGTTAACCTGCTAGGCAAGATCGACTCACGTATTGTTTGGCAAAGCGTTAAAGCACTAGGTACAATTAATGCAAACTTAACTAGTACACTTAATGTCAAGGCAACTACTAGCGTTCCTAGTGCCGTTGTAAGATATAGTAAAATTAGTGGAAGATTGCCAAATGGGTTACGTATATCAATTGATGGAGAGATTTCTGGCAAGGTACAACAGTTTGGCGAAAACGTATATAAAAGTTTTTGGAAACCTGCTAGAAATTATGTAGCAAATGACATTGTAAAAGTTAATACAACTTTATATAAATGCTTAATTGCTCATACGTCAGATGCTGACTTTGTTACTGATACAGCCAAGTGGGAAGTGTACGAAGCATTTGCAGTGTCTGGACTAACAACATTTGACGGGAATGATAATATTCTTGATTCCGGCACAACTTCAATTGACAAAACATACACGTTTACTGTTCAAGCAGAAGATCAGTTTGGCTTTAGTGCTACTACTAAGTCGTTTACTATAGTAATTAACGATCCAAACGAATTAACATTTAGTAACATTTATATTAAACCATTTTTAAGTGCATCGCAACAATTTATATACAATAGTTTTATTAGTGATCCTATTGTGTTTACTCCGTCTTCAATCTATCGACCAAACGATACAGAATTTGGTTTACAGAAAGATTTACGGATGTTAATGTATGCAGGTATTGAAAATGTTGAAATGAATAAATTTGTTGGTGCTGCTGCAAAAAATCATCGTAAAAAACAGTTTCAATTTGGTGAAGTAAAAACAGCAGTAGCATACGCTCCAGGTACACGAGATGCAGTATACGAAGTAGTATATGTTGATATCATTGATCCACTAGACAGTAATAGCGGCACTGTTAAACAAAGTATTAATGTAAAAACAAATAACAAGCGTCTTATAAACGATGTTAGATACGAAGAAAATGATAATACCTCAACTACTATAAACCAGGAGCCAGATAGGTTTCGACCAATTACAAATACACTAAAAATTGACAGTGATGCCATAAGCATTGACGAATCCACGCAAACTAAAAAATATATTAGTAATATTACTAATATGCGAGATAGAATTGCTCAAGTCGGAGTAACCGATAATAACTTTTTACCACTGTGGATGCGTACACCACAGTTAAATAACATCGAAGAACTAGGGTATATTCCTTGTGTTGTTCTTGCATATTGTAAGCCAGGCACATCAAGAGATATATTCTTAAATATAAAAAATAATAATTTTATATTTAATTCAATCAATTTTGAAATAGATAGATACATTATAGACAGCACTAAAGGTAAAAGCAATGAGCAGTACATTGTTTTCGCAAATTATGATTTTAATATTTGATAACATAAATACTGTACTAGGAGAATAAACAATGTCAGCCATACCAGGAAATAATATAGTAAACGTTGCAGATTTGGACACAGCTTTCCCTGTTCCGGGGCAAGACAACGATTCGCAAGGTTTTAGAGATAACTTTACAGTAATTGATAATAACTTTACATCAACAAAAGCAAGACTTGCAGATTTAGAAGCAAATGCAGTACGTATTGATTCAACAGGTGCTGGCACTTATGCAACCACAAACGTGTTTGAAGACCTAAGTGGCGGCGGAACTGCAAGACTTAAAAAGCCTACACTACAGGCTCAGAGAGAAGTTGTAAAATCTTATGCTACTGTGACCGGAACACAAATTATAGATTTTGACGAAGGTAACTTCCATACTATCGGACTAACTGGTAATACTACACTTAACTTTAGTAATGTACCAGATAGCGGATATTACGGGAAATTTATATTACATATTACTTCAACTGGCACTAATAACTTAGAGTTTAGTAGTAGTCTTACACTACGAGTATTACAAGATGGTACTTCGCCAAGTTTCTTTAACGGTACTACTCCTATCGCTCAAGGCGAAATGCACGTTGTAGAAATTTATACATACACAGGCAGTACTGAATACTTTGGTAGATATATTGGTCAATACTCGTAATGCACCCATTATTTGAAGATACAACTGAACTATCTGACAATGACCTAGAAGAAAAAGTTATTGATTTAACTAAACGTTATTGGCAAACTTCTAATCCGCAAGCACAACAACAAATAACATTACTGATTGATAGCTATAGACTTGATTTAGAAACAAGAAGATCTCGTCAAAAACTTGCAAATGAAGCAATAAATAGTCAATCAGAGCTTGACAAACTAATTAAAGTACGTTAAACTATATGTATGCTTATGAAAACAGACTCTCTAGGAATACCACGATTTACAAATAAAAACTTAGTTGATATGATCTATTCAGGTCACGTTGACAAATGTCACGTTGTATTGTGTGATCCTTCAGATGATATTGATAAGTTTAACGCAGCAATGCGTGAACAATACCTCCCCGAGCTTAAACAGTATATTCCAATAGATGTAGAACAGAAAGACTTTGACACAGCGTTACAGTCTGAATGGTTTATGCCTAATGAATATAAAGAACTTGATATCGAAGCATTTTTGTTAGGCAAGATAGGCAGCAAACTTACTACAGAATGGGCTAGATGTGTAGAGGAACTAGAAGCGTTCCAGCAACGTGATATGTATCCACTACTACGTTATATGATCTATCTTGTAGACTTTATGCGTGAAAATAATATTGTATGGGGTGTAGGTAGAGGATCAAGTGTAGCATCATATGTGCTATACTTAATAGGCGTACACAGAATTGATTCAATCCAGTATGACCTGGACTGGAGAGAGTTCTTGAGATAAATACGTATATAATTCATAGGAGAATTAAAATGGCACTTAAAAATAATGCAAGACAAACTTATAGAACTATGCGAGGAAAAACTGTTGATATGGATTTGTTACAACAACGTAACGAATTAACTCCAGCAGTTGGCAATGCTCGTGTAAACGCACGTGGCGACGAATTAGGTCCTGGTGGGAAAATTATTCGAAAGAAAGAAGATATCCTTAACGACTATTATGAAAATTCTGATCGTTTACCTGATGTACCAATGCCTACTAAGGCAGCAGACGCAGCAGTAAAAACAGATCCAGAGTCTAGTAAAGCAGCACCTAAAGGAAAATCCAGAGCTCAACAAAAAGTTGAAGCAAAAGGTATTGAAGAAGATCCTAAAATGGCCGCTGAATTTGGCGACGATGACGAATGGGTTGAAGACGACAGCGGGAATTTTGTACCAAAAAGCGAGGCGTAAATGGAAATTAGTGGCGGTAGTAACGGTCTTACGACACGAATTAAAGGTAGTGTAAGACCAATTCGTAATCGTGTAATTGTAAATAATATGGAGTTCGGTGAGCAAACTACATCGGGCGGAATTATTCTTGCAAGCGACGACGGTAAAGATCAAGGAATTAAACCTCGTTGGGGTTGTGTAGTTTCAAAAGGTGACGAAAATGCAGATCCATACAATATCGGAGATTGGATATTAATTCAACACGGTAGATGGACTCGCGGATTTGAAGTTGAAATGGAAGACGGTACTGTTGAAATGATGAGAACTGTAGAATCCGAAAGTGTACTAGGATGGCAAAGTGAAATGCCTGCAAATACATTGTTTGGAGATAAATCAGGTGTAGGAAAAAGCACAGTACGACCAGAAGATTTTGGCGCAAACTAAGAGGTAACAATGACTAACACATTTAAAGATATTGACACATTTGCAACAGCGTGTGATCAACCAGCAAGCCCCGAAAACTACAAAATGTATCTTAGTCTAGTTGACGAAGAATACGGCGAACTTGTAGAAGCAGTTATTGCAGACGACAAAGTCGAACAACTTGATGCACTAGTTGATATCCTTGTTGTTACTATGGGTGCTATTCGTGCTGCAGGTTGGGACGGAGAAGCAGCTTGGAAAGAAGTAATGGACACTAACTTTGCAAAGATTGATGCAACAACAGGTAAAGTACGTAAACGTGAAGATGGAAAAGTACTAAAGCCAGAAGGCTGGAAGGCTCCTGAACTATCACAGTTTATTGACAAATAAATAATTTAAAAAACTACTTGACTCCTTAGTTACTTTATGCTATAATATACATATAATAACTAAGGAGTTTTCTTATGATGTTTCCAACACCACAAAGTAGTGGATTAGGTACAACTGGTGCAACAGGTATTGCACTTATGATTTTACACACAACAGGATTTCTTGTAGGTTGGGCTTGGCCACTACTTTATGTTTTTCTTATTATTTCTGGCATTGGTCAAGAAAATAGAAAAGGCAAAAAATAATGGCAACACACGGCACTATCGACCTAGAGACTATTGACACTAGCCCGAGCGCAACTGTACTATCACTAGGAGCAGTTAAGTTTAATCCGCTAGATGACAGCGAACCTCACTCAGAGCTTTACTTAAAAATTAATATTGACGAACAAGATGCACTTGGCCGTACTGCAAGTGACAGCACTATTGAATGGTGGGGTAAACAAGATCCTGCTATTATGGAAGAAGCATTTGACCAAACTGGCGCAGTTAGTGTTCAAGAAGCACTACGTCAAATTAGCAAGTGGGTCGTTGGTGTTGATACATTATGGGGTCAAGGTTACGGCTTTGACTACACAATATTAGAAGATATGTTCCGCAAAGCAGGAATGAATATTCCTTGGAACTTTTGGATCATTAGAGATTCACGCACATTATTTGGATGTTGTCAAAAAGATCCACGTAAAGCAATGCAAAACAATTTACATAATGCATTAGCAGATGCATACTTTCAATCAAAAGCAATTCAAATTGCATACAGCGAACTAGGACTAAAAAGATGAACCCGGAACCAAAACCACAAAACGCAAGCGACAAAGCGATACAAGAATTTTTAGACAATGGCGGAAAAATACAACACATAGAACCAGGTGTTACTAGCGGTATTGAATATAAGTCTAGCTTCTACGGCAAGAGAAATAAAAAAGCAGAACAAGCCAACGAAACATCCGTCGACAAAGAAAAAAAGTAAAAAGATTAGGATTTAGTAATGAAGGACTCAAAACAGAAATTGCAAGATGTAATAGATAAGACTATACATCAAAAACAACAGTTACAGTTTCAAGAGAAAACAGTTAAAGATCAAGCAAAGTCTATCGAAGAGCAACGCAAGCTAATAGATAAATTAAATCAGGAGAAACCAGATGGCTAGATTTATTGCAGCAATAGATCACAGTGGCGGTTCAACCGGGGGCGTATTAGAACGCTACGGACAAAACTACACAGAAGCAGACAAGATGATAAAAGTACACGCAATGCGTATGCGTATGGTTAACTCACCTGACTTCAATGATAAAAATATCTGGGGAGCAATACTCTACAGTGACACAGTTGAACGTGGTATGGTTAACGTCTTAGACGATATGGGTATTGAAACATTTCTAAAGATTGACAGCGGATGTGAAGAAAACGGTATGCTCAAACAGTTTCCAGTAAAGCAAATGTTAGAGTTTGCTACAAGACGCACTCCAGAAGACGGATCTATCGGCGCACAAATCTATGGTACTAAGATGCGTAGTATTGTTAAGAGGAAAGATATGGTTAGGTCAGTTCTTACACAACAGTTTCAACTAGCAGAAACTATTTGTAGTTACGGACTTGTGCCTATTATTGAACCAGAGGTTCCTATTGATCATCCCGAGAAGGCAGAGATCGAACGCGAGCTACACGAACTATTAGAAAAGTTCTTAAATGAAAAACACTTTAAAGTTATTCTTAAACTAACACCACCTGAAATTCCTAACTTGTATTATAACTTAACAGTACATCGTAATGTACGCAAGGTTGTTTTCCTAAGCGGCGGATACAGTACAGGAGTAGCGTGTAATAAACTTAGCCTTAATGAAAATGTAACTGCAAGTTTCAGTAGAGCATTATCACAAGATTTACTTTACGACTTGACAGACGACGAGTTTAATGCTACAATAAGAAATAATATTAACCTAATAACAGAGGCAAGTGAATGAAAGATTTATGGGTAGAAAAGTATCGTCCTAAAACAGTGGACGGCTATGTGTTTCGTGATGATGCACAGCGTAATCAGGTAAATACCTGGATTAAAGACAAAACTATTCCGCATTTGCTGTTTAGTGGTAATGCAGGTATTGGTAAAACAACACTTGCAAAATTATTGTTTAATGAATTAGAAGTAAATGATTTAGACATTTTAGAAATTAACGCATCGCGAACAAACTCAGTAGATGACGTTCGTGATAAAATTGTAAACTTTGTACAGATGATCCCATTCGGGGACTTTAAGGTTGTATTATTAGATGAGGCAGACTACTTATCTCCCAACGCTCAAGCGGCACTTCGTGGTGTTATGGAAGAGTATCATACTACTTCTCGTTTCATTCTTACTTGTAACTACCCAAATCGTGTTATTCCCGCTTTGCATAGTAGGTGTCAAGGTTTCCACATTGCTAAAATTGACCAAACTGAGTTCACAGCTCGAGTTGCTGAAATACTTATTACTGAAGGTGTTACTCCTGATTTGGATACGCTCGATACCTACGTAAAAGCAACATACCCAGACTTGCGTAAGTGTATTAACACAGTACAAATGAACAGTGTAGACGGTGTACTTACTAAGCCAAATGAAGGTGACACAGGCACAAGCGACTG